TTGCCCTCATTCACACCGATTGCAGCTGACTTGGTGAAGAAAACATCCCAAGTGGCTATTCGTGTGGAAGTATATGAGAAGTTTACGACAGGCTCCAATACCACATTGAAAATCAAGAAACGTTCTTTGGCTTACAAAGGTATGCACTTGGGTAACGGTGCGCATGGAGCGACAATCAACGCTATTGACAAGGCTGACAAAGCTTTTGATAAGCTGACGTTAGCGGCAGACTTTGGAGAAAATCTAGAAGCTGGAACAGTTCTTTACGAAGCGACAGCCGCAGATGGTACAACGCCCAAAGTTATCGCAAATTCAGCTCTGTATGAAAGGAAGCAGGTAGAGGATGGCATAGTATTGGTTTCCCTTTTGATGCGTGCGTTTGAAATCGAACCGACCAAGCTGGTAATGCCTTTCGCAGATATTGACAAGGCGAATATGCCGCACTTCCAGTTTAATGCTCAGGATGTCAAACAAGAAAAAGACACTGTATCAATTCCTAAGGCTTCTTCCAGTCGGGACGGATTGATGAGCAAGGAAGATAAAGCCAAATTGGATGGGGTTGCAGCACAAACTAACAAGTATACTTTAACAGCAGCTACGACTTCTGCTCTTGGATGTGTAAAGCAGGCAGCCAAAGTGAATGATGCATCTGGTACGGTGTCGGTAGAAAACTTTAACGGATTATTGACAGCGTTGAAAAACGCAGGTATAATGGCAAAATAAAGAAAGGAGGACTAATATATGATGCTAACTATTCATACATTGTTTAATGACCCGAACATTGTAAATGCAGTGATTCAGCGTGTCCTCAAGACAAGAAAGGACACAATTTATTGGCAGCAGTATTTGGGCTTCCGTAGGACTACTACTCGTGTATTTAAAGACTACATCGGTCAGGTTACTGGCGTGATGGCTGGTTCCATCAACTCCCGTTATGGCGAAAAGCCTATCCGTGAACGCAGGAATATCGGTTCCGGATATGGTGAGATTGCCTATTTGGGTGACCGCTATCAAATCTCAATCGACCGTTTGTCTGACTTGCAGGACTTGATAGATAAGTATAATGCCGCCAAACCGGAAGACCAGAAAGCAGCCATGCGTGACATCGTGGACTTCATCTATGACGATTACCGTCAGGTATTGCTGGCACCGCACAAGCGTATGGACATTATCGTAGGCTCTCTGTTGATGACTGGAGCAGCAAGCGTGAAGAACAAGGACGACAATGCCGGAGGAATTGACTTATTGAACATCGACTTGCCGTTTAAGTTTATCAAGCCGGACACAGAGGATAAAGACTATTTCGTCACTTACTTGCAGCAGAAACTGAATGAGCTGAAATCTATTTACGGCACATTCCCCAAGATGATTATGAGCCGTGGCACATTCATCAAGAATATTATCGGTTCAAGTGAATTTGGAGATAAGTTCAAAATGCAGCTTACAGGCAATGAAATGTATATGTCTACCGGGCTTATCACCTCGCAACTGGCTTCTACCATTTTTACAGGTATCGGACTTCCGGCTATTGAAATCAAGGAAGATTATGTGGTAGACCAAACAGGTAAGAATATCCCCATTTATGCAGATGGTCGTATTTCCCTGCTTCCGCAGGATAAAATCGGTTATATGCGCTTCCACACTCCTTATGAAGCTGTGGATGGTGTACCGGGACGTAATTACACTCAGGCAGATGGCGATATGCTGATTTCAGGTTACAAGGATGGCAATGGTCGCTATCTGGAATACACAGCCGAATGGATTCCGCAGATTGCGAACCCGAACCTGATTGTGAACTTCGATTTGAGTGAGATGAACGCATGACAGTAAACGATTATATATTACAGAAGTTTCAGACCTTCGGCGTTAACTTGTCGGAGGCTGACCTTTTCGATATATGTCTGAACGCAAAGATAAGCGGAGGGGGTGAGATGAACGAGGATTGCCAAACACGGGTGTCGGTGGCAATTGCGAAGTTCATCCCCTCTCTATTGCTTCGTGCCACTTCCATCAGCGAAAGCGGTTTTTCTATGTCTTGGAACATTCAAGGCATTAAGGATTACTATTCATTTCTGTGTAAACAGTACGGTTTGAAAGACGAACTGGGTAACAAACCTAAAGTGACTTTCTTATGATATTCGCCCCACACATATTGCAGGTAAAAGTTATCACTCCGATGGCTAAGGATGAGTTCGGAAGACCCATTCCCGGTACAGGTGGTGAATACTGGCAGGAGGTATGCAAATGCCGTTGTGATGATAACACTACCAAAGAGTTTTCATCTGATAACGGCTCTGTGTATCGTCCGAATTATCATGTGGTATGCGAGAAGAGAATTACTGTCAAGGCTGGTGATGAAGTACGTTGCATGGATGGTGATAGCGTAAGAGGTCAAGGCGAAGTCTACACGGTAAAGAGTACAAACTACTTTAACTACTCGGAATTATGGATGTAGATTTCGATTTCTCAGATGTCGACTCCTTTTTCGATGAAGGAGAATGGGAGGTCGAAAAGAAGATGATTGATGTAGGCGATGAAGCCGTGAAGTACGCAGAGGAACATGGGGATTATCAAGACCATACACTCACTTTGAGAACGTCCAATGATTACGATGTCGATAAAGACGGTTTGACATTGAAAAACGAAGCGGAATACGCATCATTCGTAGAATCTAAAGGGTATGATGTTTTGAGTAGTGCTGCTTTATATGCGGAGAAACGATTAAAAGAAGAATTTGAAAAATGAAAAAGTACATTGGAACAAAACAGATTGAAGCAGAACCTATGACATTGGGTGAAGCTTGCAGTAAAGGCTTGGTAAAAAGTGAAATAGAAGAGAATGAGTCTTATAAACTAGGATATCACACTCGTACTGAATATGGCTATGAAAGTTGGTCACCCAAAAAACTGTTTGAAGAATCATATCGAGAAGTCAAGGAAGAAACTCCTATCTGTTTCGGTGATGCTATCGAAGTGTTAAAACAAGGTGGGGCTGTTCGTAGAAGTGGTTGGAACGGTAAAGGTTTGATGGTATTCAAACAAGTGCCAGCTCATATCGAAAGCGACATCATCCCTAAGATGCAATCGCTTCCCCAATCGGCAAAAGACCTTATTCTGAAAGGTAAGGGATTTATTGACTATACAAGCCAGTGTCTTATCTACAACGAGAATACCGGACGCGCTGATTCATGGGTTCCGTCTATCAGTGATGTATTTGCAGAAGATTGGGAGATTGTGGAATGATAGTAACTACCGACATAGGAAACATTCTCTATCGGGACTGCAAGGCTTTCGGAATAGATATAGTGCCTGATGGTGAAACGTTGACGGGTGAATTGAAGTCCGAAAGGATTGTCATCCACACGAAGAAACAACAGCCGGGAAAGTATTGGAAGAAATCTTTCGCAGAAGTGAATCTATGTGTACCCAATTTAAGCGAGAATGAAGCGAACACAATCCGGCTTAACGAACTTGAAAGAAAGGCTGGCAAGCTGCTTGATGATGTAGTAAGCACCTATGACGGTACAACCTATCGTTACTCTATCGAATCAATTGGCACGGAAGCGGATACAGCTTTGAAATGCCATTACGTGAATGTGAGAATTTTATTTGAAGTAATAAATGTAAAACTATAAGATTATGATTTCAGCAGTAGGAATAAAAAGAATCTTGTTTGCCGACATTGATAAGGTAACGGCAGACATTACCCCCGAAATCGCAAAGACTTTGATTCAAGCCGCTATCAAAGCGAAAGATGAGGTTTTGAATGTACACGGGGAAACGTGGCAGATTGAGGAAACGGAAGCCTCTGTCACCGGGTACAAGAACCAATTAACGGGAAAGAATTACCGTTACGATGATGTGCCGGGAGAAGTATCGCCCGCTTTCTCTATCGGACAATATGACTGGAAGACCAAGAAAGCGTTCATGGGTGGCGATGTTATTCAGGCAACATCTAAAGATGTAGGTTGGAAGCGTGCTTTGGATAAAGTTATTATCAACAAAGCATTGTTCTGTCTGACCGATGATGATGTTTGGTTCATCTTCCCAAAATGCCGTATTGTTTCCCGTGAAGCCAATACGGATAAGGCAATTGCAATCGCTGTAAAAGGCTTGGTGCAGGAACCGGGAATCGAAGGTGTTTCTTCTGAGTATAACTATGAAGAAGGGCAGATTAAAGCTTTGCAGGCATGAACTACAGTAACCATTGTACCTACTCCTTCCGATGCGACCGTAAAGCTGGACGGTGTAACGGTCAAGTCAAAGCAGGTGAATGCTGGAGCTACCGTTCACTATGAAGTGTCGAAAGTGGGGTACGTCACTCAGTCAGGAGATATTAAAACCACTCCTTCTGAAGTTGATACCACTCTTAAAAAAGAGATAACATTGGTAAAAGCACAAGAGTGATAACCGGGGGATGGATATATACCATTCCCCCTTTTAGTTTAAGAATATGAATCAAGCAGCAAAAACGGTTTCTGATGCTTTGTTAGGGCTGGATTTCATGAATGTGGAGATAGGAGGGATGGTTTATACCATTAAACCTCCTACAATTAAAATTATCTGTCGTGCCATTCATCATTTTTCCAATATCGGCATGACTGGAGATAATGTCATGGAAGCTATTAAAGAGCTTCCTGAAGCTACTGAAGATATGCTGAAAGGTATTTCATGCTTTATCTGCGGGAATGATAGTTTGGTCAAAGAATTGGAGAACGGCACTTTTGAAGAAGTCAAAGATGCCTTGGAAGTCTGTTTCTCTATGATGGATATTTCGGCTTTTCAGTGTGTCAGCTCGATGAGGAACGTGTCGATGCTGGCAGCAAGACCGAAACAGTAGGAAACACAACGTTCTTCGGGCAGATAGCCCATTTGATTGACACGCTGCATCTGAGTTATACAGAAGTGTTTGAGATTATCCCTTATCGGAATCTGCTGATGATGCAACGGGATAAATTACACGCAGTATATGGTGGTCAGAAGGTGAATAGAATCAGTGGTAAGGAATTGGCTAATCGTAGGAAAAAGAAATAGGATAAAGCCGGAGAAATCCGGCTTTGTTTATTTTAGCCCCGAACCATGAGGAACGGGGCTGGAATATTAGTTAGTTTTGAATATCAGTTAGTCTTCCATTTTCAAAGTATAGATAACTCTCATTACCATATACCCATTGTTCATGTGTTCCATAACTTCCAGTTGTTGTATTTATATCATCAGGTTCTCCCCATGATTCTTTTGCTGCTTGTTTAGACATTCCAATTTTAACCTTACCTGAGGTTATCAAATCAGCATTACTATTCCCATACCTTTTAACTAAATAATTATATCTATTGTTATCAGTCATACCATAGATTTTTCCATTATCTAAAATTGTCGCTTTTATTTCTATATTATTTTGATTTTTAAGTATCAAATACAAGTTATTATATTCTCCTAAATCTACAGCTACATCTTTACATTTAAAGATACTTCCTGACTTCAATTTTATTTTCTCTTTATTCATTTGTTCAAATTCATCATCTTTTGATATTCTAAATGATTTTCCAATATATAGCTGTTTTAACTTTTCATAATATCCCAATATTAAAAGATTATTAATTCCACTGGCTATGGGAGAATCTAAATGATGTAGATAGCAATAAAGGCTATCATTCGCATTTACATCCTTTAGTAATAGACAATACTCCATACCAAAGATATTATGTTTTTGAGTATAGATATTTTGAATAACGAAATATTTTCCAGCGACAGATTCATAAGGAGTAAAGTTCTCTTCATACCCTTTTGTGTTTCTCGTACGCTCCTTATACAATTTATTATTACTATGACCTCCCAAAAAACCTTTTTCCGCATAAAATAAATGAGAAAAACCATTTTCTTTACTAAAAACACTTCCTTTAACAAAAAGTGTCTGCCCTTTAAGTGACATAATGTTTTTCTCGTTTATGTTAGATAAACTATCATATTTAAGCTCTATTTGTGATTTCTCGTTTTGCGTTTGGTTGCCTATCGTTATTTGCGCATGGGAAACAATAGGAAACATCGTAGCTAATAGCGAAAATAAACATTTTCTTATCATATTTCTAAATTTAAAATTAAACATTTGGGTTCAACTTTATCTCTTTCCCGCAGTGAGGACAGTGTATAACTCCCTCTTTGGGTTTATCAAAGAGTTCTGTTACTGGCACACCTAAAGCGGTGGCAATCTGTTCTAATCTCTTTAATGGTGGGTTTCCATTATCTCCCATAGCGATACTTAACCCAGTTTCAGTCATACCAATTTTAGAAGCCAGTTCTTTTGCGGTAATTCCTTTTTCTCGCAACAATTCTTTAATTCTCATTTAAATTTGATTTTATAGCACAAAAATATCTACTATTTAAATAACAAACAAATAATTTAAATACCAATTTTATATTTAACTTTTATTAGCTACAAAAACTTGCATTGCAATTTAAATATCAATTATATTTGCAACGTAAAATTTAAACAGCATTTAAAGAACTAATAAATATAAGAACTATGGCAACAGAAAAGAGAAACCTATTAAAAGAGATTATGAGCCTTGCTTGGTCTTTTGTTCGCAAGAACGGTTATTCAATGAGTGAAGCATTAAAATGCGCATGGGCTAATTTAAAGCTCAAAGCAGCTTTGAAAGTGAAGATAGTAGAGTTCTACTTCAAGAAAACCGACGGTACGTTACGCCAAGCCTTTGGCACTCTCAAGGAGGGATTAATCGGCGAGGTGAAAGGTACTGGCAGAAAACCTAATGACAATCTGCAAGTGTACTGGGACACTGAAAAAAAAGAGTATAGATGTTTCAAGAAGTGTAACCTTATAAAGATAGCGTAATTATGAGAAAAGACCCTTATGGCAATTATATAATTTGCTTAACAGGTAAGCAATACCGCCAATTAAAAAGTATATCTGAAAAGATGCAACCGTATCTGCCATTTACAGAAGTGGCATTTCTTGAGCTGGTGAAAATGGCTTCTTCGGTAATATTTAATAAAGGTTTTAATAACTCTGATTTATCGGTACGAAGTGGATTGGTTCGTTTTAAAAACAAGTTCTACATGAATGGATTGAAAATAAATAAACATCGTTTGACAGATGAACAATATAAATATCTATGGCAATTTGATACGCCACGTATGGACGCTTTCATGACAAAGTATAAACCAATAGAACGTGATGTTTTTGTAATGACATTCAGAGCTTGTAAACGCTATATGATTACAGGCATGACTAAAGAATCAGAAGATACGCTAATTGAAAGGCTTATTTCAATATCAAATCTTATGAGATAACACGATTATCCCAAGGCAGTCTTCGCACGACTTTAGGGGCTGCCTTATAAATTCCATAGTTATGAATCTCAAAACAAGACCACCACCCATAAAATAACCACAATTGGGTAATTGTGGTTATCCAATGTAACAAAAATTCTTCTCTTGCACGATTATACCGTAAGTTTGCAACGAATTTACGACAATGAAACGATTGTCGTGACTGCGCACGACATTTTTTAGGTGACGCAATCGGTTAGTGGTAAATTCGCAAACAGAAACAACGCAGCTATCCTAACGGCTGTAAAGTATAAACCCCACCATCGGATGAAGTTAGGAGCGTCCTTTGGTGGGGTTCAATTTAAAAACTGTGTAAAAGTATGAATAATATTCAGATTTTCCAAAATGAGCAGTTCGGAAAAGTGAGAATTGCTATGAATGAGAATGAAGAACCGTTGTTTTGTTTGGCAGATGTTTGCGCTGTGATTGGCATAAAAGATACTTCAAGGTGTGCCAGTCGTTTAGATGATGATGTGCGTCAAACGCACCCCATAAAAGATAATTTAGGTAGAACACAACAAGCGACATTTGTTACTGAAAGCGGTTTGTATGATGTTGTCATAAGAAGTGATAGCGAAAAAGCAAAACCGTTTCGCAAATGGGTTACAAGCGAAGTTTTGCCCTCAATCCGCAAACATGGTGCATACATGACGCAAGAGACACTTGAAAAGGCTTTGACCTCACCCGATTTTCTGATTCAGCTTGCAACCAACTTGAAAGAAGAAAAACAGAAGCGTATCGAAGCCGAACAGAAGATTCAGAAAGATGCACCTAAAGTCCTTTTTGCCGATGCCGTTTCAACTTCTCAACGTTCTTGCTTGGTTGCTGAATTAGCAAAGATACTGCAACAAAATGGAGTGAATATCGGCCAGAATCGTTTGTTTAGCTGGATGCGTGAAAATGGCTACCTTTGCCAAAAGGGTGACTACTACAATCAGCCAACGCAGAAAGCTATGAAATTGGGGCTTTTTGAATTGAAGAAAACCACCATCACCAAGCCGGATGGCTCTGTATTGGTCACTACTACTACCAAAGTGACTGGTAAGGGGCAAATTTACTTCGTAGAAAAGTTCTTAGGTAAAGATGCTGCTTAAATAATAATGCGCACCTCGTTAAGTCGGGGTGCGCTATTTATATAAACTAAAATCATTTTATAATGGCAAAACTTGTATTTCGCATACAGTCTGATTGGGAAGAAGTTGTAAGGCTTCGTAATGAAATCGCGAAGTTAAAACAAGAATTAATGAGCATGGATGGCACGCAGTCTCCTGCTACTTTCAAGGCTTTGAATGCCCAACTTGCTGCATCCAACCAAAGATTGGATGAGTTGGTGACTAATGCAGCCAAAGCTGGAGCAGAGATGGAAACGGGATTCAAAAGGAAAATCTTCGATGCTTCTCAGGTCGTGAATGGATTGTCGGAAAAAATAACATTTCAACGTGGAACTATCCAACAATTGAAAAATGAGTTAGCAGGATTAAAAGACAAATACAAGGAAGCGCTGAAAGCCGATGGCGATGTTACCGGATTGGGCATCAAAATCAAGTCTGTCAATGCAAGACTTAGTGAGCAGAAATCGGTCTTGTTCGACCTTACCCAACAGCAGGCTGGCGCACGGCTTAACGTAAAGAAACTGCGTGACGAATACGAACTATACAAAGAAAATGGCGAGGAAGTAAACGAGACCAATGAAAGCCTTGCTATGTCTTGGGGAAAAGTCATTGGCGCCATCGGCGGTGCGGCGGCTCTGAAATCTTTCGTTTCAGAGATGATGAATGTACGTGGCGAATTCCAACAGCTTGAAATAGCTTTCGGTACTATGCTCAAGAGCAAGGAGAAGGCGGACAAGCTGATGGCTGAACTGGTTGATATTGCAGCCAAGACTCCTTTTGACCTGCAAGGTGTGGCTTCTTCGGCCAAGCAGATGCTGGCTTATGGTTCCTCTGCGGAAAGTGTAGGTAAGGAATTGGTGATGCTCGGCAATGTGGCGGCCGGTGTAGGTGCTCAGCTTGGAGACATAGCCTATCTGTATGGCACACTCAGGACGCAAGGAAGAGCTTATGCCGTAGATATTCGTCAGTTCGCTGGCCGTGGTATTCCTATCTATGAGGAATTGGCTAAAGTAATGGGTGTAACCAAGGATGAAGTATCAGATTTAGTATCACAAGGCAAGGTTGGCTTCAAGGAGGTGGAACAAGCCTTCCAGAACATGACCAAAGAAGGCGGTATGTACTTCAATCTGATGCAGGAACAATCAAAATCACTCACGGGGCAAATCAGCAACCTGGGTGATGCCTGGGACTCCATGCTCAACGAAATGGGTAAGAAAGGTGAAGGTGTTTTCTATACTGCTATTTCTGCGGCCAAAAGCTTGGTAGAAAACTACGAAAAGGTGGGAATGGTTATCGAAGGGCTTATTATCACCTATGGTGCTTACAAGACTGCTCTCATGGCAAATATCGCCTTGGAGAAAATTCAAGCTGCCAATCGGTTGGCTTCTATCAAGGGGGTTACGGCCATGAAGATGGTGACAGACCTAATGACGGGAAGCGTAGCCAAGCTGAATAAGGTGCTTATGCTGAATCCATACGCCCTGGTAGGTGCGGCGGCTCTTGCTTCTAGTGTCTATATGCTTAAATGGGCAGATAGCCAGGATAAATGCACAGAAGCAACAGAACGATTCAATAAAGCAGAGGAAGCATCAAAGCAGGCGAGAGAAGAGCGAAACAGAAATGTTAATGAGTATATCAAGATTGCATCTGATGAGAAAAGGACTACGGATGAGAGAAAGATTGCCATTGAATCGCTAAAGGATGCATACAAAAACTTGCTTCCCAAATATGACAAGGAATCATTCTTGTTGAAGAACATAGCAGAGTACAAGAAAAAAATCAACGAAGAGGAACTGCGAAACGAGCGTATCGGCACGAAGACAAAACTCACCATGCTGGACAGAGATATAGCGAAGTATAAGAATGGATTAAAGGAGGCAAACAGACAAGGGGCTGGGCAAGCTACACAAGCCATCATGAACATGCTCAATAACCTCAAGAAAGAAAGAGAGCTGTACGACAAGAAGCTACAGCAACTTGAAAGCGAGTCATCCGCAGGTACAGGGAAGAAAGAAGAGAAGGTAAAGAACAAAACCTATTGGGAGAAGCAGAAAAAGGATGCGCAGGCCGCTCTTGACGCGATTGATTCTGTTAAGCGAAAGAAGATGAATACAGGCGATTTCAAGGGGATTGACTCCGAAGACAAGAATATCTTCCAAGAAAGCAAGAAGAAAATCAAGGAAGCCGAGAAACATCTGAAAGCCTACGAAAAAGAGGAAAAGATACAGAAGGAAGCCGGCAAAAAGTTAAAGCAGCAAGAGAAGATAAGCGAACAACTTCTTTCCCTCCGCCGTAAGAACCAGCAGGATGAAATCAGCCTCATGGAGGATGGTACTGAAAAGAAGCTGGCTCAGATTGACTTGGACTATCAGAAAGAACTGGATGCCATCCGTAAGCAAGAACAGGAATGGAGCAAGGCTAATGGTGGCAAGCTGACAAAGGAGCAGTCTGTACAAATATCCCTTTCGTATTCGCAGGCAGAAAACAAGCGTGACAAGTCAATCTCCGATGTTAACAAAGAGGAACTCGAAGCCATGAACCGCTATCTGAAAGAATACGGGACGTTCCAACAGAAAAAGGAGGCCATAACGAAAGAGTATAACGACAAGATGACCAAAGCCACTACCGAAGGCGGTAAGAAGCTTCTCCAAAAGGAAATGGAAGAAGCATTGTCTTCTGTGGATATGGATAAGCTCAAACAAGAAATCAACTGGGAACTTATCTTCGGTGATTTGAACAAGGTTTCCAAAAAATCACTTGAACAGGTAAAACAACAGCTAAAGACTTTCAAAAACTCCGATGAGTATAAGAACATGGCTGTCGACCAGAAAAAAGTGATTGACGAAGCATTGAATAATATTCAGAGTACCATCATCGACAAAGGCGGTTTGCTTGGAGATTTGCCGGAGCAACTGGATGCTTTGCGCATTGCTCAAGACGAACTTAAGCAAGCGCAGGATGAGTATAACAAATCTCTCAAAAGTGGTACGGATGCCGAGAAAGAAGCTGCTCTCAAAAAGAAAAACAAAGCCGAGAAGAATGTTCAGAATGCGGAAACGAATGTAACCAGAAGCGCGGATAAGACCCAAAAAAGTTTGATAACACTAACGGATACCGTCACCCAGCTTGGCAGTTCATCTGAAATGTCTCTATCTCAAATAGGGAATCTTGCTGCTGGTCTTGTAGATACGTTTTCTGAGGCAGGAAGTAAGATAGGTGGTATTGTTGGTACGGTGTTCTCTCTGCTTGACGGAATAGAAAAACAAGGCTTCGACGGATTTGTCAAGAATGTTTTTTCAAGCGTTTTTGGAGCCGGTGCGAGTATGTGGAACACACTTACTTTCGGTGGTTTCAATAAATTGTTCGGTATCGGTGGCAATGCAAAGGAGGTACAGGATTCCATTAATCGTCTTACCGACCGTAATGAGACGTTACAGACTTCTATCGAATCATTGACAGATGAGATAAAGGCAAGCAAAGGAACGAAATCCGTAGCTGCGTATAGAAGTGCTTATGAATACCAGAAAGAGCAGAACTCCAATTATCTGAATATCGCCCGTGAACAGGCAGGTTACCATAATTCACATAAGAGCTGGCAATACTACATGAGATGGTCTGCCGAAGACTTGAAATGGATTCAACAGAACATAAACAAGAATTTTACCGGAACTTCTTCATTATGGGAGCTGACACCTGAAGAGATGGAAAAACTCCGTAGTAATGTTGATATATGGACAAAGATGCAGAATGCCGGGAAAGGCGGTTATGGTGAACGTGTAACCGATAAACTTGATGATTATATTGAGCAGGCCGGCAAACTGGAGGAGTTGACCGATAATCTTTATGAGGGTCTGACCGGAATGTCATTCGATTCCATGTATGACAGTTTTGTAAGCAGTCTGATGGACATGGAGAAGAGTGCTGAGGATGTTGCTGATGACATATCCAAATATTTCATGCAGGCAATGCTGTCAAATGCCATCGGTGAACAGTTTAGTGACAAACTGAGAACATGGTATGACAGATTTGGTAATTCCATGGAAAATGATGGTAAATTAGACCCTGGTGAAATGGATAAATTGCTGAATGGCGACGGAGATTTTATGGGTTGGAACGAAATGGTGGAAGAGGCCATGAAGCTTCGTGACGAGCTTGCCGCAGCAACCGGATATGATAAAATTTCGCAAGAATCAACATCGCAGTCAGCTTCATCCAAAGGCTTTCAGACAATGAGTCAAGATACCGGCGAAGAGTTGAACGGGCGGTTTACAGCATTGCAGATTGCAGGAGAAGAGATAAAGAATCAGAATATT